CTGGTAAAAAATTGTGAATATCCAGTCCATTTTAAAATAGTACTATCAGATAAATTAGGTTGTGGCGCTTGTGTTAAATCAATAACAGGTGGGTCATTTGCTAATTGTCTAGTAAATTGTTGTGTAGATGTTGTTCCGTCATCTTGAGTAAATTGAATAGTGAATTGATATCTTTGTAAGTACTCAAAATTAGTTAATGCAGCATGAGGTACACCAGCAACAGTACTAGCTCCTAAGTCTATTCTAAATGCTCCACTACCAGCACTAACTAAAACAAATTCATTCATTCTGTTTACACTTGTTATAACTTCTTCCGTAGCAGGATCAAAAGAATAAACTGAAAGAAAAGCAGCTGTAGACGTTACATCATTGCCGCCAGGTGTTAAAGCAAAAAACGCAGTTGTTAATGGTGATCCTGCACAATCGCCTTCGTTATGTAACCAAGTAAAAGGAGATAAACCAGTAATTGCTGTACCTGCTGTTGATATAGAATAATTTAAATCAGATATTAAACCTGTTGTTGATGTTTCGTAAAACAAATCTAAATTAGAAACAGTAGGAGCAGTTTCATAAACTGATAAATCCATAAAGTCTGGATATTCTTCACCTACAGCTTGACTATTGTAGTCTCCTTGAGGTATACCTATGCTTTTCTGTGTATTAACTTTAGCTATAAAAGGTTTTTGATCTATATCAAATATAGCATTGTTATTTATTTTTTCTGCAGCTGGTGCCGTGCCAGCAGTACCGCCATATTCTATATCAGGAAAAACTTTTTGTATACTACCTATTAATTCTACAATATCTGGAGTAGTGCTTGGCCCATATTGTTTATTACTAACTGCACCGTTAAAATTAGTTACTCTACCAAATATACTTAAATTACTATTGTATTGTGTGTCTTGATTACCAACATCGTTAAGTTCTCTAGGAACTTTATTAATGTTATCATGTGTTAATACTAAAAAAGCAGTATCACCTATCTCTGTAGTATTACCTTGTATTGGATATCCATCTATAATACCTGGTAAATAAACGTTATAGTATTCTTGTTCTTGTTGCTTAACTACTATTCTATAAGAATAAAACCCAGTAACATTAATATTGTAAACAAAATGAGAAACAGTGTTTGTTACATGTGTTTCTACTCTATTAGTAGGGTTTGAACTAGGATCAGTATCTCCTATAAATATATAAGTATCTGATATTTCATAATTTGTTCTTATATCTCTAGTAGTAGTTCCAGATGCTACTTTTATTTCAACGTAATCTTGATATTTTCCTCTTAACTTTCTGTTTACTATAAATATAGTATCAGCATTAGTTATGTTTTTTATTTGATACCTATATTGAGAGCTATATAATAACTGTGCTTTTAGTTTATAACTTGCAACAGCAGGTGCTCCACTTGTAAAAGTTACAACAGATTCATCATCACCATTGTCTGTTACGCCGTAATTAGCAGCGGGTATTAAAACCCATCCAAGACCTTGATCTAACCATAAGGTAAAAATATTATTAGCACTTATATCTTGTACAGATATATTTGCAAAAGTATAAGCAGCTTGTGCCGCAACAGTATTTAATACTTGTACACTTAAGTTTAAAAACTCTGGAAAAGGTGATGTAAAAGGTGCTATAGCTTGAAAATTAGTAGGTATAGCATATAGTCCTGAAAATTCTCCATTAACACTAACAACTTCGTCAAATCTAGCGGTTAAAGTATCTCCTAACCAACCTATTATTTCAGAAGAATTTTCAATAGGTCTGTAAGTACTGAAAAAATTAGAACCTTCCGTAGGTTCGCCACCAGCAACCAACACATTGTCTTTAGACGATAATATAACATCAGTTTGCCTACCCCATTTATCTGCTAGTATAACTCCAACTTGATAGTTTCTATTTTGTTTTAAAGAGTGTTGAGGATATTCTTCAAACTCTTGAGCGTTTTTATCAATTTTACCCGCAGCATAATTTAAAGATAATGGTGCATTATATCCTTGTACAAAATTAGAATACATTACTCTATTTCCTGCGATTTCTTGAGCCAAAGCTCTAACTGGTACTTTATCAAAAACTCTTGTGGTTTCATCTGAAGGAAGTGTTTTAAAAGGAACAGTAGACTCGTAGGTGTATTGATATATGTTAGTGTAGTTTAAGTTACTTATAAAAACAGTATCTATAGGAACTGTTTGTAGTATTTTATAATTCAAAGCATCAGACTCTTTGTATATTATATCTATGTCTTCAATTTTATAATCATTAATTATGTCTAGAGATGGTAGTTCTATGTTTAGTATTATGTTATTAATACTATTTTGCATGAAATCAATAATAGTTGATCTCATAGCGTTGTCTTCATCATCATTAACAAATCTACCTTCTTGTAAAGGTATATAACAATCTTGTGTGAATGGAGCAATTAATGAATACTCACCATCATCAAATTTAAATCTATAGCTAAATCTAACAAATTTATCTTTAATGAAAACTGGATCACCTGACCAACCTTTAAAACCAGAATCTTGCACTACTCTAACTGCGTAACCTCTTGTTGTTCCAGCTGGGTTTACAGTTGCTGTTTCTATAGTAGGTGTTGAATTACTATCTGCAATAGAATAATATTTAAGACCATCTTTTAACCAGTACTTGGCTTTTGTTTTTATTTCTTGAAAATCGACAGCCGCACTTGTAGCTGTTCTTTCTCCAGAAGGTTGAGAATCAAAACCAGTAGAGTTATTGCTAGCGCTACTAGTTGTAGTCCAATTGTCTGTTGATTTTATAGAAGCAACTCCACTAGAAGATATTTGGCTGTTTAAATCAATGTAATCATCCTCGTCCGCAATAGTATAGCCAAATGGTGCTAAACCTCTAGTATCTTTTACCGCCCAACTATTATATAATTTTTGATAAACAACACCGTTTGCTAGATTGTTTTTATAATAAGCCCAACAACCTATTTCGTTAGCATTGTTAGTGTTCCACTCTGTAAAAGTTACAGCGTTTGTGATTAAGTCTCCATTTCTATATCTAGTTACGTCTAAGTTTTCTGTTGCCCAAATAACTGAATTTACTCTAATAACAGGTAAGTTCTCAGCGTTACTCATTGTGCTAGGCTTTAATGAAGATATACTTCTTAAGTCTATTAATTGAGGTGCTTCATATGGAAAAAACTTACAAACAGTTATACTTTCTTCGTCTTTATAATAAGTATTGTTTACGTCTAAATCAGCAGTTACTACGTTTATGTTTCTTGGTTGATTTCTATTATCTGTGAAAAATAATAAACTTTCTAATAAACTAACGCCAAGCATTGGTGATGTTGTAGAGAAATTTAAAAAAGAACCCTTAGCCAAGACAGTTGGAGTATCATTTCCAGAAGTTGGTGACCATCTGTATATTGCGCAAAAATTAGTACTTAACGCATTAGGTATATCATTAGTAGCTGTAAAATCTGTAGCAAAATAATATATAAAACCATTTCTTTCGTCAACATAACTACCTATAGTTTTAGCGCTGGTATATGTACTAGTATCAAAAACCAGTTCGTTTCCTAAAATAGATTCTAAAGCACCAACGTCTTGATCTTCTGATCTTGAAACAGCTATGTTTTGACCATCTCTATATTCATTGCTAGGAATTATTCTATCGTCTAAGTCTTTGTTCATTCTAGACTTGATAAAACTGTTTTTATTTTCTGCCATGTTTATTATTTAATCCATTTAGACTTGTTGCGCATAACTTGAGATATTTCACTAATCTTAATATTAGATAATCTAATTTTAGCGTTTCTTAGTTTAGCTGCTTTTTCTTTTTTTAATCTTTGAACAACATACTCAGGTTGATTTATTCTACCTGCTATAATATGATAAAGTATGTTAGCG